CGGCAGGCCCTTTTTATTGGCCCACCATGGCCCATCGCAGCCGTAGACCACATCGGACCACGGCGCGAGGCGAACGCACTCCTTGACGCTTAGGACGCCGAATCCGCGGCCTTGAAGCGACGCGATCGGCGAGGCTGCCGCGGATGGTCCCGACGCGATGATGGCTGCGGCTCTTCCTCGCCAGTCGTGCCACCAGGAGAATCTAAAGGGCCTGCTTCGGCCGCCTCGTTCGACGGCGGCGGCTCTGGCTTGGTTTCCGGCGCGCGCTTAACCTCAAGCCGGAACGCCAGTCCCGCTTCCTCAAGATCGCGCGCTCGCCCCTCGTTTGCGACCACGAATTCGCGCCCGCGCCCGATGTGGCCTTCGTTCGCGCCCTGATAGCCGAACGAGCGCAGCGCCTTCATTCGGATCATGCCGTTACCTTTCAAAAAAGAGGACGGCGCGCGACTAAAACGCGCCGTCCGCCCCGACAGCCCTCTATTAGGTGGCGGTGTCGAAGTCGCCGTGCACAAACGCCTCCGGCCGATAGATCGCCAGGGCGAGCCGCTCCTCAGCGCGGATCGTGACCATGTTCTTCTCGAAGTCCGTGCTGTTTTCGGTGCTCAGCAGGATTTCGATCTCCATGCGGTCGAATATCTGCGCCGCGATGTCGAAGGCTCCGACCAAGAACTCCGTCGCCGTCATCGACAGGCTCTCGACCACCGGCAGATTCCACAGGCGCGGCACGTTGCTGTTCTGCGGATCGCCGATGATGTAGCGCTGCTGGGAGTCCTTCGTGAGCTGGATCGCCGCCCAGTCCTGCGGATGGAGCACGATGCCGCTCGCCGGGAAGTTCGCAACGAACACCTGGAGGATCGCAAGCCGGATCGTGTCCATCCGCTGCTTGTTGGTCGCCACGAAGGCGGCATTGAACGCCGTCGCCGCCGTCACGAGACCGCGGATGTGCGCGCCTGTGCCGTCGCCGGTCAGGAGTTCGCTCTCTTCCGTCAAGCGCAGGCCGTAGCTGGCGCGCGCGTTGATATAGCTCTGCAAGGCCGGCGCGTCGTCGAGGATCTGACGCGATGCCTTGAACAGATGAGCGATCGTGCGCACGGGCGCGACCTTCAGCTCGAAGGTCAGGTCGCTCGTGGGCTTGGTGCTGCCTTCCGTCACGACCGCGGCGTTGTTCGTGTAGCCCGTCTCCTGGGCATACTCGACCATGGCGCTGTTCGTGGTCCCCGGCGCGAGCAGGTCCCGGATCGTCAGCTTGCGATCCGGCGGCGTGACGATCCCGGGAACGCGAGTCGCCGTCACCAGCGAGGTCGTGCGGGACGTGTTGACGCCGACGGTTGCCGGGACGCTCGTGATGTCAGCGCGGTTCATCGGCACGCGGACGGTGCCCTTGCCGCTGAACTCCTTGAACGCCTTCGACTCGACGAAGATGTCACCGATGCCTTTCGGCTGCCACGGGTCGTTCGGGCGATTGCCCGCCGCGAGCGTCTGCTCGATCTCGACGATGCGCGCGCCGAGGTCGCCGTGCTTCTTGACAAGCTCTTGATGCTCTTTCGCCAGCTCGCCGTACTTGAGCAGCGCGTCGTCGGCCTTCTTGGTCGTGTCCGCGCCGGCAGTGCCGAGGGCCTTCACTTCGGCCATATACTTCTCGCCCTGCTTCTTGACGTCGTCGGCCGCTTTTTCGAGCGCCGTTGCAAGCTCGGTGGCCTTGCGCAGGTCGTCGTGATTGGGTTCCGCACTCATGAGAGTGAGTCCTTTCGTTGATCGTTAGGTAAATGCCTTGGCCGCGGCGATCAGCCGGGACAGGGCGGCGTTTGCCTCTTCGTCACCGGACTCACTCCGGAGAACAGCGTGCAGCCGCGAGGCAATGCGGGCGCGCTGGCTTTTCGAGACACCTGCGTCACGCAAGATGTCCTCGAAATGGGAAGGCGGCGGCTGCTCGTCCTCGTTGACGGCCTTCGCCCATGTTTGAAGTTTCGATCGGATGCTGGCGTCCTGCTCGATTGCCGTGGCGTCGACCTTCGAGCGCGTCAGCGCTGGATTTGTGTCTATACCGAAGCGCGCGAGCGTATCGGACATCGTCGCGATGCGGTCCACCATGCCGCGCTCAAGCAAGTCAGCGGCGTTGAACATCATGCCCTGGCCGAACCGGTCGTTGACCTCGCGGACGCTTTTGTTGCGGCCGCGCGCAACGTCGCGCGTGAAGGCGGCCGCAAGCTCGTCAACGCGCTGCTGCATGTATGACCTGGCTTCCTTGCTCAGGGGCTCAAGGTTGTTCCCGATTGTCTTGAACTCGCCGGCATAAATCAGCGTCTCTTTGATGCCCTCTTTCGCGAGCATCTCCGAAATGTCCTCGTGCATCGCATAGACGCCGATCGATCCGGCCTGACCTGACGGCGTGACAACAACCTCGTCAGCCTGCGTCGCAAGCCAGTAAGCCGCGCTTGCCGCACAGGTGTTCACTTGCGCGATCATCGGCTTGATGCCGCGCGCGTCGAAAATCTCCGTGCCCAGCTCCTGCACGCTGCGCGCCACGCCGCCGGGGCTGTTCACGTCGAACACGATGGCCTTGATCATCGGGTCGTTCAGCGCGGATCGGAACTGCTTCGTGATCAGCTCGCTCGATGTGCCGCCGCTGATGTCATCGAGGAGATTCATGCGCTCGCCGATCACGCCTTGGATCGGGATGACGCCGATCGAGCTGTCGGCGCGCTGGACCTCGCGCTCGGTCTGCTTGGTGACGCCGCGCGCGCTCTCGTCCGCCGCGAGGCTTAGCGCCTTCAGGCGAAGGAAATTGGCGACCGTGATCAGCTTGTTCTTTTCGAGTGCCCACGCCTCTCCGGCGAACGCCGCGATGATGTTCATATATTTCATTTGGCGGGCTCCGGAGTAGGCGTAGGCGGCGGCGGCTTAGCCGGCTGCGGACCTGGGCCGACGGTGTCTGGTGACGGCAGCGCGCGCGTCAGACGCCCCGCGTCCGTCAGTGGAACGAGCGTCGAGTTGACTAGGAGGATGTCGCCGCCCTCCATCGGAAGATCATTATTCTTCTTGCGGCCCTCGTTCGGCGTCATCAATCCGTTCTGGATCATCTTCGACATGAACTCGGCGCGCGCGGCGCTGTCGATCCGCAGGAGCGAGTTGCGCTCGAACTCGGCGTAATACTTCTGCCTATCTTCTGGACTCAACAGACGCTTGCCGATCGCCATCTCGAAGTACCTGAGGAAGGCGTCGAGCCCCTGCGTGAGCCACATATTGATGATGGACTCAACACCTGAACCCCACATCGTCTGGCCCTCGGCCGCGTGACCGATAGCGATAGGCGGCACCCCCATGAATCGACAAATTTCCTCGACGTTGAAACGGCGCGACAGCAACATTTCCGCATCCTTCGGCGAAATGTTGATCTGCTTGAAGTCGAAGCCATTCTCAAGGATGCCGTAGTGATTTGAGGCATCGTTGCCGATCAGCGGATTGATGAATGCCTTCGTAAAATCGTCACGCTGATCTTTGGTTAGGCGCGGACCAGTAAAGAAGCCCGAAGTGCGCAGGCCATGCGAGAACGTTTTGCCTACGGCCTCCTCAGTGGCGAGCGCGATGCTTATTCCCTGGCGGCCGGCTCCCAACGGTGAGAGCCCCATGTCAGCGCGGCCGAGTGTGAACCCGCGAACATGGAGCACCTTGTCGGGCGGCAACCATTCTTCGACGCCGCGGTCGTTGTAGTAGTACCGCAGCTTGCCGTTCGGATCTTTGGTCCGATCCGTGTAGGTGTTGGCCGGCATCGGGCTGATCGCCGAGAGTCTTCCGCCGACGAAAAGCTTCTGAGCATAGGCGTTGCCGAACATCGCCAAGCTCGCGGCCATGCCGCTCCAAAATTCCTGCGCCGTCTGATCGATGTTCGGATCGAGACCGATCAAGTTTGCGACCGGATGCTCTCGGTTTAGCTTGCGCTCGTCGTTGGCTGTTCGCTCGTAGAACTTCAGCGGCATCGCGCCGACGACATCGGCATAGAGCCGAACGCAGCGCCACCAAGCAGAGAGCTGAAGCGAATTGATCTCGTTGACGGAGCGGCCAGCCCATGTCTCGCCGCCGTAGTAGCGGCCCCAGAACTCGCCGTCGCGCAGTGTAATTACTCTTCCAATCCAAGACAGAAGGCCCATGCGCTTTCCCTTCCGTCAGTCGTCAGCGCATGACGGCATTTTTCAAAAATTCGTCGAGCGAGGACGAGTCATCAGCTCCAGCAAGAGCCAATCCCATCACCAATGCCGATATGCCGTCTATCTTCTCTGAAGACTTCGACTTGTCGGGCCGGATGTTGCCGTTCGAGTCTTCGTATTTTGCGACGTTCGTCGCCATCCAATCCATCACCGGATGACCGCCGGTGTCGATCAGACCGGATAGCGTAAGTCGCTCGAGCTGCTTCGATGCGCCGCCCAAGGTCTGAACGCCCTGGCGCATAAGGACCAGAGGCACACCTTCGCGCTGGAGCGTGTTGACCGTCGCCTGCGCGTTGTAAGGATCATAACCAATGGACCGCACCGCG